TAAGGGTATATCGGGGTGTAAATATCCCAATGGAAATTGACGAACGGCTAAAGGCGATTGCCAAGCGGGAACGGAGGAGCGTAACGCGAACCGTGGAAATATTGCTGGAATCGGCCCTGGAACGGGAACTTCCGTCCGAAAGCATTCAGGCAAAAACGGACACGGCGGCTTAGGGGTCGGGAAATGGACATTAATGCGACCTCTTTCTGGAGACACGTAAACGGCTTAATAAAGGCCAGGAAAACCAGGCAGGAAGACGTAGCAAGGGATTGCGGTATAAGCTACCAAACTTTCCGTGGCTGGGTTTCCAGAAAAACCTTTCCTGGGGCTGATGACGCATACCGTATTGCCCAAGCCCTTGGAGCCACGGTTGAGCACCTCGTTTTCGGTAATGATTGCGACGAGAGTGAACAAGCTGCGACCGAGTTGGTATGCGACCTGCAAGTGGGTCTGCGGGACAGGTTCGCAGAACGGGCGATGGCCTCGTTGATACCCTGCATGGACAAAACAATAAACAAACTGGGCATAAAGATACCGGAGGGGATAACCCCGCAAACTCTCGTAGCGAATGCGGCGTACTTATACGCCGATGCAATGATTGCTGCGAGAAGGTCGGCATAGGAACAAGAGGAACGGGTATGCAAAACGGGAAGCTGGTGGAAATGTCGCCTGAGGAGCTTGACGCTGTCAAGGCTATAGAGGGTGCGGTTGAGACGTTGAAAAAGTGCGGCTGGAGGGATTCCATATCATCGCGTGGAGATCCCCTGTACGCCGAAACGCTCATGAGGAAAAACGGGAAAGAGGAGCGCACAAAGCGGTTTATCGGTATCTCCCTCCAGTGGAGCCAGCCGTTGGAGGAGTCCGAGCTATCTTCCGTCGTAATTTAGCGCGAACTGGCCAAAGTGTGATCTGGCTTTTCCGAAATCGTGCTGATTTTTTAGTATACGCTCGGCAATGGTCTTGACCTCGGCCACCTCCTTGCGCAGCGCGGCGTTGTCGGCTGCCAGTTGGTCGATGCGGGCAAGAAGCTCCGCATTTGTGGGCTCGGGTTTTTCGTTCATTTGTCCCTCCTGTGGGAATGTGGTTTGGTTGTGCTTCCATTGTACCACGGGAGGGGCGTTTATAGAGGCCGTCGGCGTAGGGGCGGAAAAGGAGGGGTAGCGCGAGGTGCTATCCGTCCGTGTTTTCGGTGAAGAAATCGCAGGCGGGACACCTCAGCATGGCGGGGACGGGCACCCCACCCTCAAGGCTGGTTGGTCGGTGCCTTTGGAGGGGAACCGACCCCTTCTTGGTGCCTACGCAAACGGGGCAGTAAAGCACCCATTTCCTGTCCCGATAAACGGTCGCATCGCCGATGCGGTGGGGTTTTAGCGACGTTAGTAGTCTTGCCAGCATTTCAATGGCTCCTATGATCGTTGCTTTTGTTTCGTTCATCTGCCCTCCTTTGTGGGGATTTGGGTTTGTGGTTATTTCCATTTTACCACATCGGGGGGCTTTTTAGATATTTCGGGACGGGATGAGGAGGATGTTTTATGTGCGAGAGAAGCGGAAAGGACGCGGACATGTGTCCCTATCAAATGCACTGCCTTAAGCGGTGCATTTCGTGCGGCGATGACGGCGACGCGGTGTGCATGAACCCGCTGCCCCCGTCCGTGGCCCGCGAACAGCCGAGGAGCGGGGAAGAAGGGGGCGAAAATGGGGAAACCTGAAACGCCCAGCAATGCCGGCGGAATCCCGCGATACATCAGCGTGGCCGAGTTCATGGAGCGGACCACGCTTTCAAGGCCGACCGTCAGCCGCAGGATAAAGGCCGGCCTCATACGGCCCGTGGTCAAGGACGGGAGGCGGGTGCTTATCGGCATCGACGCGCTGCATTCCCTTGGGGGCTGCGATGGGAAAGCGTGACGGCGGCCCGGACCGCGCCGAGCGCCTGCTTGGACAGATCAGGCCGGCGGTGCTTGAAATCCTGCGGAACGCCCCCGAGTACGGCAAGTGCGCCTTTGCGGTGACGATCCACGGCGGCGAGGCGACCTTCGTGAAGGAGAAGCGGACGGCGGTGCACAAAATCGAGAACGGGGGGAAGGCATGAACGAACTTGCAAACGCCAACGACAGGCGCATGAAGGTAGGCGAGGTGGCGGAGGCTTTGGGCGTTACCGACGAGGCCATAAAGAAGCACGTCAGGGAAATGTACCCTGAACTTATGCGTAATGGCGTTGCCACCCACCTCAACGAAGAGCAAGTAACCGCAATAAAACAGAAAATGATACCTACAACTCAAGTTGTAGGTGCCATGACCGACCTTGAGGCCGGCATTATGGCGGCAAGGGTCATCGGGCATTACCAAGCCCGCTACGAACAGGAACAGGGGGCGAGAATTGAGGCCGAGGGCAACGTGGCCAGGCTTGAGGCCAAAATCGAGGCGGATCGCCCCAAGCTGGAATTTGCGGAACGCGCCCTGTTGTCCGAGGATGTGCTTTCCCTGGACACCGCTGCCAAATCGTTGAAACTGCCCTACGGGGTGATCAAGTTCGCGGCAAGGCTGCGCGAGATGGCGATTTTGAGGGAATACCCAAAAAACATCCCCTACCAGCAATACGTCAACCAAGGCTACTTCGTGGTTGACAACGTGGTCAAGGACTGCGGCGGGACGGACAGGATTTTCCCGACCACGCGGGTAACGCCCAAGGGCCTGGCGTGGCTAGATCGCATTAAGGACAGGCTGGAGGTCACGGCATGACCGGCTCTTGCCTCTCTTTTCCGGCTTGGGCCGCCGGCCCTTCTTTACGCGGCGGGCAGCTCTACCTGATTTTGCCCGTCTTTTCCATGTGGCGGATGATGAAGTACGCGGAGAAGCATAGTGCCGCAATGGTCAGCGAAATTATGAGTTGGAATAACATATCAACCTCCCGTGATCCAAGCCCTTATTATATCGGCGCTGTTGAGGATGGCAAGGGCTCCGGCTATCAGGACAAACACCTTGAGAATCTTGGTTACCCTGTTTTCCGGCACCGGCATCCGGTCGCGTATATCCGCAAGCGTCCGGTTGATGGCCCCAAGCTCCTCCGCTACCTTATCCACGCCCTAAATGGTAACGGGGAAGGCTGCGCGAGTCAAGCGGAATCCTGCGGGGGCTTGGGGGGTGGCTTTTTGGGGCGGCTCGCCTTCATGTTGCGGAGTTTTTCAGTAATGGATGGATCAATTACTCCAAGTTCTGCGAGTATGTCTAACCCTGGAATACCCGCCTTGCGTTTCCTCTCCAATTCTTCAAAGAAGGCAGATTCATGTTTCAATATCCAGTTTGTAAGAATGTACTCGATCATGTTGCTCCTAGTACGCAAGTCCCTTGCTGCAAGCAGGTCTATCATATCAAGAAGCTCCTCGGGGAGTCTAAAGCTAATTTGTACTGAGGTTTCCACAAATAAAATATCGGAAACTTTAGGAAAAGACTTGACTTTAATATCCCATTGGGATATAATGGGATATATTGGGATGTAAAAATAATCCCAACAGCCCCCGCCGCACCGGGGAAAGGCGAGAGAGCCGTTAAGTGGCCCAAATTCCCGTGCGGGGGAGGCGGGCGACTTAACGGCTTTTTTATTTCATGTAGGAGGAAAGAATGGCGAATTTCACGGGGTGCAAGTGGCACCAAAAGACGAAGGGCATACCGTGCGTGGAGCCGGCGTGCAGGGGCAGGGAGTGCCACCTGTACAGGTACCTCGCGGATGAAAAGAAGGCGGACAAGGCCAAAAACAGGAGGAAAGCATGAGCATCATCTTTGCGACCGAGGAGCAGAAACGCGTCATGCCAAGTCGGCCCAAATACACCCGAAGGGACTTGATCGAATTCTCCCTAATGGCAAGCTCCATGAACGATCTTGCCGAGGTAATGCTTGCCTACAGCCTGGACACAAACAATTGCGACGGAATGCACCGACTGACCGGCGCAATGAACATCATGGCATGGCTTACCGAATCTATTTCGGACTTCGTTGCGGAAGTCGAATCGAAGAACGGGAACATTGGCCTTGTCGATGATGCGAAAGACGAGGGGGAACAATGAAAAAGGAACGCCAGATAGGAATCCGCGTAGGGCTTCCCGCCTTCTTCACTCTGGAGCTTGAGGACGTGTACCGCCACTCGGAGGGGGCGCACCGCGCCCTCGCCTTTCCCGATTTCCTCGGCCTTCTCATCGGCATGGGGCTGGAACAGTACCGCAAGGGGATTGCCGCGCCGGATCGGGAGGAGACCGATGAGGACGACGACATATTCTACAAGTAATCAGGGGGAATGATGGCAAGAACGCGCAAAAAAAAGCGACGCACGCCGGCCGGCCGCGTTGCACCCGAAAGGCAAAACGATGCCGGAGCGGTTGGCAAAAGCCCAAACCGTCTGGATGAACTGAAACGACGGAGGGACGAGCTTTCCGAGATCGAGGAAAGCGAGACCCAATATCTGGCGGCGGAAGTGGAATCCGCCTTCAACGTGTCGCTCACCGAACTTGGCTTAAAAAGGGCAAGGGAGCTTGTCAGGGAACACTCGCTCGTAAAGTGCCTGGACATCGTAAGCGAGCTGTCGGTGGAAAGCATTCCAGAAAAATACGAACGCAACGTCATAGGCTACCTGGGACGTTGCCTGTCAATACAGGACGCCGGGATAAACAGGCCGCACCTGAAAGACACGTTCTACATCAGAAAAATCCTTCTGAACAGGTTTGAACCTAAATGGCACCAAAAAGGCGTTCTGGTAACGGAGATAGAAGAAAGCCTAACGGCAGGTGCCGACAGGTTCTGGCTGATAAGCTGCGCCCAACAGTGCGGTTCCGTCTGGCAGTTTTTGGAATGGATATCGCAGGATTGTTAATATGGCCAAAAAGACCGCGTTTCTGCTGCACTACGACATGCTCGAAAACCTGAAGCTGCTCGGCAACGATGTGGCAGTGGAGGTGCTGACCGCGCTTTCCCTTCATGACCAGGGGCGGGATATTGGAACTCTAAGCCCACATGCGCAGTTTGCCGTAAACTCTTATTTGCCGGCTTTGAACAAGGCAAAAAACCGATGGAAGGCCAGCGTAATAAACGGAGGGGGCGATCTTTTCGACGACCTAGGTGAACCTAGCCATGACCTAGAGGAGGCTAGCCGCGACCTAGGCGAACCTAGCCATAACCTAGAGGAGGCTAGCCGCGACCTAGGCGAACCTAGCCATAACCTAGAGGCCGGTGTCCTTGTCCCTGTTCTTGTCCCTGTCCCTGTTACTGTCCCTGAAGAATTTGGCGGTTCCGAAGAACCGCCCCCTCCCCCCGCCCAATCCGTCAAAGAAACCGGCCTGTTCGAAAACCGGGAAGAAACGGGCGGATCACCCCCCGGGGGTATTTTAGGGCCACAGCCCCTCTCGGAAACGCCCCAGGATGCTCGTAAAGGCACCGCCGTCGCGCCGAAAGCGGCGAAAACGGAGCCGGACACGATCCGGGACGATTCGACGCGGCCACGGGGCGACACGGCGGAAACCGCCCTTGTCCCGGCCCGGTCCCGTTCACCGCCCGCAAAATCCAAAAAGCGGGAACTGAACCCGGAGCAGCTTGCGCTGTTCCGCGTCGCGAAGGCGTGCTTCGAGGCGTGCGAAAAGACCAGGGCGCTCATGTACCAGGACGGGGAAAGCGCCGCCAGGGAAATGAAAAACCTGAAAACGCTGGTCATACGCTGCACGAACATAGCGCCCGGGTTTTCCGCCGACTTCCTGCGAAACGTCCTGGAGCATTTCAGGGTCATGTGCGGCGGCAGGCTCAGGGGCAGGGCGGGTTTTACCCCCCGGTCGCTGACAACATCGTGGATCTGGGAACTGGTCATAGAATCGCTGCCGGAAGCGGAGTCTCCGGAACTGAAGGAGTTTATGAGGGGGTTGTTCAAGTAATGACGGCGACGGTAAAAGGCCTTTTGGATTTTTTCGAAAGCTATTACGGCGAAAAGTATTCGGGCGCGTTTCTGGAGGCGACGGCGGCCTATCTGGACGGCAGCTCCGCCGATTTCTGCAAGGCGGCGGCGGAGGTCATGATAAGGCGGTTTTCAAGAAGCTACGGCAAGTCGCCCTGCCCTGCGGACATCGAAAGGCACATGGACGAAATCGTGGGCGCGATGCCCGGCCCGGCGGCCATACCCGAGCCGGAAGTCCCGGCTACCGCCGAGGAAAAGGCCCGGGGGGCAAGCGTGCTGGAAGAGATCATGCGCCGCCTGCGGGCAAACAGAACCGCCCCCATGGCGGGAACCCTTGAAAGAGCCCTGACGGGGCGGGAGGCGCAGTGAACATAGCAAACGCGGTTTCCGGGCTGCTGCGCGCGGGAAGAAGGCTGTCGGCAAAAATACGGCTTCTTAAGCCGCCGTTAAAGCTTGCGGCAAAGAAAGCGGCGAAACTCCAAGGCGGGCCAAAGGCCGGCGGAAGGGGAATCGCCATATCCAGCGGCCACGGGCTGCTGATCCCCGGCGCAAGGGGGCTGCTGGACGAGGTGCGGGAGGCCCGCCGGATTGTCAGTGCAATCGCGGGGCTCCTGCGGGAAAAGGGCGTGCCGGTCAGCGTGTTCCACGACGACGAAAGCGCGACGCAGGCGGCCAACCTTGACGCGATAGTCGGCTGGCACAACCGGCAGAAGCGCGGCCTGGACGTGTCGATCCACCTCAACGCCTTCTTGCCCACGGAAGGCCCCATGGGAACCGAGACGCTTTACCGAACCGCAGGAAAGGCGGCGAAAAGGCTCTCAAAGGCCGTATCGAGGGCCGGGGGCTTCAGGAACAGGGGGGCAAAGAAACGCGGAAACCTTGCCTTCCTGAACCGCACGAAAAAACCCGCGCTGCTGCTTGAGACGTGCTTCGTGGACTCAGCCGCGGACGTAGGGCTGTACAAGGCGAACTTCGATGCGATATGCCGGGCCATAGCCGAAGAGCTGACAAGGACGGAGTGATTGTGCGCGAAGCGGAAAAGGGCGGAGGATCCCCGGCAGGGCCTTCTTTTCTGCCCCGACCTTGGAGCCTGCCCCTCGTCGTGCCTCCCCGACCAGCTGGAATGGTGCCGCATGCAGCAGGCGTTCATGGACGAGCCCGACGGGAAAAAGCGGGACGCGCTCATCTGGGCCTTCGTCGCGTCCTTCCAGGACTTGATGCGCCACATGGCCATGAAGCGGCTGAAGGGCGGACGGCTCCGCCCCGAGGTCGAGGACGTGGTGTGCCACATGAACCCGCTGCTGTTCAGGCGCTTCAAGAAAGAGGCCGACAAAGGCTCGTACCGCAAAAGGGTAAAGCTGAAGGGCTACATCAACGCGTGCCTGGGCGGGGAGATAATAAGGCTATCCCGAATAAACGGTATCGACTTTTCGCTGGACGAAATGCTGGAGCTCAGGAGGAAACGTGAGGGCTAAGATATGCCGCGAGGCCGGATGCGGCGCGCTGATCCCGGTTTCGCAGGCCTACTGCGACGCGCACAGGAAGCCGGAAAGAAAACCGTTCGAGAAGGCCGTGCGGTACAACGCGGAGTTCTACAACACCGCCAGATGGCGAAACTTGCGCAGGCGCGTCCTGAACGCCGGGCCCCGCTGTTCAAGATGCGGCGTGTCAGGGGAGGAGTCCGCCCTGGAGGTCCACCACGCCGTGCCGCCAAAGGGAAACGAGGAGCTCTTCTTCGACGAGGGGAACCTCGTCCCCGTGTGCAGGCGGTGCCACGGCGCGCTGACGGCGCGGGAGGCCCGCGACCGGTAGCCCCCGCCCGGCGACCGGCGAAAATTCATACATCACGCGGCAACCTCCGTCCTTGTGTACGCCGGCATTTCGCCGCCTGTTTCGCCGCCTGTTTGCCGCCGGCGTTTTTCGCGGACTGCTTCGACCCACAACCGCCCCCCGGCGGCCCTGATTACGGCGACTGTGTCCGGATTCCGCCAATACCGGCCCGGCCTGTAGCCTGGCGCATCAAAACACCCCCGGCCGGCTCAAAAACGGCACCGGCCCCCGCTGCCGGCGGCCCAAGACCGGCTCCCCACGGCGACCGGCCGCCCATATCAGCCGCGCCGGCCCCGGCCCGGCCCGCCCCCGGCCTGCGGGGCAATCGCCAGGCGGCCTGCGGCGGCCCAGAACCAGCCCGGCCCCGCCGCCGCCGGCCCAAAATCGCCGCCAGGCCGGGCCAGATCGCCGCCAATTCGCCGAATTCGGCCCGAATTCGCGGAATTTCGCCCCTCCAGCGGCCATATCCGCCCGGAAAATAACTAATAGGTATGGGACGAGGCGGACAGAACAAAAAAACGCTGGAACAGCACATAAAGGACGGCACGTACAGGGCCGACAGGCACGGACACTACGTGGAATCGGACGAGGCCGCGCTCAAGGAAATGAAGGGCGAGATATACAGGTCGTTCAAGGAGATAACCAAAGAGCTTTGTAGGCTGGACATGGTGGAGGACGCCGGCAAGTACAAGATGCTCAGCGACACGAGAACGGCGCTTGTGAAGGCGTTCCACGCCGTCGCAAAGATGCCCGTGGAGGACAAGAAAGACGAGGCGGGACATGACAAAGACGGCTTCAGGCAATAGGCACCTCGACGAGGTGATGGAATACTGCGCGGATCTCAAGTCCGGGGCGATCCTTTCCGGATCCTACGCGAAAAAGGCAGCCAAGCGCTTCCTTGCCGACCTGAGGCGGCAGAAGGACGAGGACTTTTTGTACAGGCTCAAGCCCGAGCTTGCCGACGACGCGATAGACTTCGCGGAAAGGCTCAGGATCCCGGACCTTGACGGCAGGGAGCTCAGGCTTCTGCCCTGGCACAAGTTCGTCTACTACAACCTTTTCGGATGGGTACACAAGCTCGACCCCGCAAGGCGGCGTTTCCGCTCCGGCTACGTGGAGGTTGCCCGAAAGAACAGCAAGACCACGTCGCTGCTGTTCCCGATAGTCCTGTTCGACTTCAAAAGAACCCCGGCGGCGGAGTCGTTCTTCGTGTCCAAGGATCTGAACCAGTCCACAAAGACGTACCGGGAGCTTACGAACATCTACAAAGCGTCCTTTAAGCCGGACAGGCGGGTAACCATAACGGAGGGCTACGGGATACGCACATCCGACGGACGTTTCCTTCAGTTTTTCAGCAGCGACACGCGGGGGACGGACTCGTACAAAAACTCGTGCTCGGTGGTGGACGAGTTCCACCACTACGACGGCGACAGGATAATCACGTCGTTCCGCTACGGGGGAAGGGCCAGGGCAAACAACCTCGTGCTTGTCATCACCTCCGCCGGCACGAACATAGCCGGCCCGTGCTACGCCGAAAACGAAAAGGCCCGAAAGGTGCTGAACGGGCTTCTGGCCGACGAAACCTATTTCACGGTCGTCTACGCATACGACGACGGCGACGACTGGAAAGACCCGGCAAACTTCATAAAGGCCAACCCCTCGCTCGGGACGATACTGCGGCCCGAGATTCTGGAAAACGACCTGAACGACGCGCTGATTACGCCGAGCCATCAGGCCGACTTCAAGGCCAAGACCTGCGGGATATGGCAGAACGCTACCTCGAACTGGATCCCCGTGCAGAAATGGGACACGGAGACCCGAAACAGGCCCGCCGACCTCGCGGAGTTCGAGGGCCGCCGGTGTTTCGCGGCCCTGGACCTCTCCAGCGTGAGCGATTTTACCGCGTACACCAAATGCTTCGGGCGGGGCGGCGAATTCTACCTGTTCCACAGGTTCTACGTCCCCGCCGAGCAGGTGTCCGAGAAGTACAGGGTCGAAAACATCAACATCCGGGACTGGATAGAGCGGGGAATCGTCGTCGCCACGCCCGGGCCTACCGTGGACTACGACTTCATAATCGAGGACATCAAAAAAGACGGCGGGAGGTTTGAAATCGCCGAGCTGGCCTACGACAAATGGCAAAGCAACCGCCTGATCGACGGCCTGGAGGGCATTCTGCCCAAAACCCTGCTTGTCCAATACGAGCAAAGCCTGCGGCAGATGTCCAACCCCTCCAAGGAGTTCGAAAGGCTTGTCCTGGAGGACAAGATAGTGGACGGCAACCCCGTCATGAAGTGGATGGTGGGGAACGCCGTCATCAGGCCGGACGCGAACGGGAATTTCAAGCCACTGAAGGACGGCAGAAGCTCCACGCGGAAAATAGACGGGGTCGTAACGGCGATCATGGGCATAGACAGGTGCGCGGCAAACGCCGGCGGCGGAAACGGCAGCATAGAGGACATCCTGATGCTGTTCAGGTAGCCAAAATCACTAATATGTAAGGGGCAAACCGGAAGATGGGGATATTGGACAGATTCAGGCGGGGGGAAAAACGGACGGCGAACAGCCTGGGCTCGGCATTCGTCGTTCCCGGCTTCGACTCCGCGTCCGGCAGGGACGCGACATCCCTGGCCGCAATGGGAATGATAGCGGCCTCGATGGGGAACCTAAGCGGCGCGTTCCACGACAGGCGCACGAAGCGGGCCGCTGACGATCATCCGATCAACTGCCTTCTGAACCGCCCGAACGTGGACGAGACCAGGTTCCAGTTTTTCCACGCGAGCGCTATGGACTACTTCAACAGCGGAAACGTCTACTGGTACAAGTGGGACAACGGCGAGGGGGAGACGGTCGCGCTGTACCGCATCGACCCGAACAGGGTTGTGGTGAAACGGGACGCGTTCAACCGGAAGGTTTTCGCCACGGACGGCAGGGAGTTCCGCAGCGACAAGATACTTCACATCCCGTCGCGCCACGGCTACGACGGACTGAAGGGCAGGTCGGTTTTCAGCGAGTACGGACACGTGTTCAGGCTTTCCGCAGAACTCGACGACTACGTGAACAATTCCTTCAACAACGGCGTGGGAAACCGTCTTGTAATCGACATAACCAGACACCTTCCCGACGCGGGCGAAGACGACATACGGCGGATAAAGGAAATGTTCATACAGAACTACGCCGGCATCAAAAACGCCGGGAAACCCGTCATCAAGTCCAACAAAATAGAGTACTCCGCAATCGAGACGAAAACGCCGACAAACCAGGCCAACCAGCTTCTGGAAAACAGGCAGCACCAGGAAAGGGAAATGGCAAAGCTGTTCGGCATTCCGCTGTCCCTGCTGAACGGCACGGAAACGGCGCACGTCGAAAGCCTGTACATCCTTTACATAGAGGGGGCCATACGCCCAATCGCCACGCAGTTCGAGCAGTCGATAAACGGGCTTCTCCCCCGGCACCAGAGGGGCCGGCTGTACTACGAGTTTTCCTACAACTCGCTCATGAAAACCTCCCTGACGACAAGGATAAACAGCTACGCGCGGCAGCTAACCAACGCCGTGCTGTCGCCAAACGAGATACGGCGCAAGGAGAACCTTCCGGAGGTGGAGGGAGGCGACACCCTTTTCCTTCCGTCCAACCTCATGCCTCTGCGTCCGGACGTAATCGACGCGTACATGGCCGGCGCGAAGCTGAAGCTTGCGGAAATGAACACCGACAGTCCCGGCACCGCCGGAAGCCATTCGAACATGGGCGACGACAAGGGGGCATAAAATGGAATTTGTATCGGAGGCTTTGGCGGCGATAGGCGGATTCGTTATAACGATACTCACGTTCGTGTGGAGGACGGCGATGATGGCGGCGAAGATACAAAGGGTCGAGGACACGGCGAAGCTGGCCCACGAAAGAATCGACAAATACTCGGGAAAGAGCGAAAACTCAATCGAGGAGCTACGGCAGCAGATACTGACCGTCATCCAGGTTCAGACCCGAATCGAGGAGAAGGTGAGCTTCCTCATAGAGGCCAGGGCCAAAAACAACTAGGCAAGGGGACGTTAGCAAAATGCTGTTCAGGTTTTTAATGCGAAGGGATTTCACCGACAACTGGGAATCCATAAACCCCGTGCTGAAGCGGGGCGAATTCGGCGTGGAGCTTTGCGACGAAGGGTACAGGCTGAAAATCGGGGACGGCGTATCGGAGTGGAACGGCCTGCCCTACTCCGCGATCACGCCACGGGAATTCGAAGGCCACCTTGCCGACCCCGCCGCCCACGGGATTGACTCCGTCCGGGAGGATATAGCCGGCATCAAAACCGGGGTCGAATCCCTTTTCGGCAGCATCGAGGCCGATATGGGCTCGGTAAAAAACAGGGTCGGCAACCTTGAGCGCGAGAACGGCGAGACGAACGGAAGGCTGGAATCGCTGGCCGGCACCGTGAACCGAAACAGGGAGGAAACGGACGCGGCAATCGCCGGCCTGAACTTCGGCATGAACGGGCTGAGAAACAGGATAAGCAACGTCGAAACCTTTTCTGCAAACAACGCCGAAGAGATCGGCAGGCTCAGCGGCACCGTAAACCAAAACAACAACGCCCTGTCCCTTGCGCTGGGCAGGCTCACGGACAGAACGGCGACGCTGGAGTCCGGCGACGCAAGAAACAGGACGGACATCCTCGCCCTCCAAAACGCGGTGGACGGCATAAGCGGCAGCATCGACGTGGCGGGCTGGCGGGAGCTTGCCGGCAGGGTTGACGGAGTCGAAACCGGCGTGAACGCCCTGCGGCCCAAGGTGGACGCGCTGGAGACAAACGGCGCACAGAGCAGAAACGACATCATAAAGCTGTTCGCCGCCCTGGCGGAGATGGTCGGCAGGATGGGGGCCGTGGAAAACGGCCAGACGGCAACAAACGATACCGTGGCCGATATGGGGGCGCACCTTGCGGGGCGCATCGACGGCATAGACTCGTACGTCGCGTATCTTCACATGGACGTTACAAACATCAAATGGGACATCGCAAACATTTGGAACAACATGGCCGAGGTGCTGGGGGTCGGGGACGACGTGATCAGGGTGAAGCTGAGACTGGACGGGCACGACGCGGACATAGCCGCGCTGAACCTGGCCCTTCAGGCCGAATCCGACACGCGGCAAAACCAGATCGACGGCTTAAGAGGCGTTTTTGACAGCCACGTTTTGGAGACCGAAATCGCCTTTGCGCTCGCGCACGCCGCCATCGCAAACGAGGCCGCCGAAAGGAACCGGCAGATTGTCGAGGCCATGACTTACGAGGCCAACGCCAGACAGTCGCAGATAAACGAAGTAAACAACGCCATGACAAACGGCTTTGCGGAACTTAACGGGCAGATTACCGAGACCAACAGGGTGCTTGACGGCGTAAGAACCACTTCTTTGCACGGGGCATTTTTGACAAGGGTACTTGGAGGCACGACTGCGGTTCCCATAAGCCTTTTCAATTCCTTCAATAACTTCCAGGCCGGAAAAACCCTTGTGTTCGACGAGTCGGGCACGGTCGGCGTTTACATAGGCAATATCGACGGCGCCACGATAAACGTTTTGACGAAATCGATATCGCACATCAGCGGAGACCAGCCTACAATGTTGGGCAGCGTGGAAACCCATGCGGACTTGCCGATACACCAAACGTATGCAGAGGAATTGTTCGCCCGCACAATCAGAATCGACGATTACGTGCACGTTAAGGTTGACGAAACCAATGAAAATCATCGGGTTCTTTGGTACATAACGGAAATTTCGGAAAAGGGTTATTTGGGGTGGGGAAACCCCTTCATCCTTGCAAGGGACGATTTCCAGGCAATGACGGGGGCCGCCGACTCCGGAAAGGTCTTGACGGGCGGCGCCACTCCGGGGACTTTCGGCGAAAGCCTGAACATCGACATCGAGGCGGCGGAGGGGAGCACCAACCTCATAACGAGCGGTGCGGTGTACAACGCGATGCAGCAAATCCGTGAAGAAAACTCTTTCAGCCCCGACGAAACCTACACGGGGCAGAACTGGATCGACGGCAGGCCCATTTTTCGACAGGTTTTGACGGGAAACACCGGAACAAGCTCGCCCACGACCTTCGGTTTCATAGACGGCCTTGGCGGGTTCGTCGATATAAGAGGCCACATAAGAAACCCGTTGTTCATCGACAACATCAATACCGTTGACATAAATTTTGAGACGGGGGAACTGAGAGGGCACTGGCCGGAGCACGGCGTGATTAATGACCCCATATGGAGCTGGTGGAACGTGGGCAGCCCGACGGTAAACTTCGCCGCGAGCGGCTCCCACAATAATATCAACGGGTTTAACGTCGGACGTTTGGGCGGCGCGGCCGGAGGCATAGCGTGGGGCCCTGCCGGGTTTCCCATGGGCGGAAACAGGTTCACACTCGGGGCCGTGTCGCCGTCGGGAACGACGGAAACGACCCCGAGCATGAGGATTGCCGGTGTGTTGGATTTCACAATGCCAACACTTTTAGAAGTGGATTTCGGCGGGGCCTCCGGCACGGGTGCGTTTCAGGTCAGCATCAACAACAATACGATAAGTATGGCGAACAGCGTTCATGGAAATGCAAGCCGCGTGGTAAACCAGACAATGAGCGGATCGGGCACCTTCCAGCACCTTATCGACACAAGGGAATGGACGGCGGGGCGGGGGTTCCTCGACTCGGCGACGGTTACGCTCAGGGGCGAGGGAACGTTGACCATGCAGATTTTCGGCATCCGGTTGTTAAGAAGGACTTCATGGGAGAACAGCGAGTTCAACCTGATATTCGAGTACACCAGAAATAACTAATTAGGCAGGGGGCAGGCATGAAAAAGGAAAAGCGGAAACTGGCGTTCAGGAACGTCGAGGTAAGAACGTTCGACGCGGACGGGAAAAAAATAGTCGAGGGCCTTGTACCCTACGACTCGAGGTCGGTGCCGATATGGGGAACCGTCGAGGTGATAAGCAGGACGGCGTTCAAGAAAACGCTGGCCGACGCAAGCGAGGTGCGCGCGCTGTGGAACCACAACGACACCCACGTCCTTGGCAACACCAAATCCGGCACCCTAACGCTGGAAAACACCGAGGGCGGCCTTGTCTGCCGCTGCGAGCTGCCCAGAACGTCTTACGCAGACGACCTATACGAGATCATCGGCAGGGGCGACGTTACGACCATGAGCTTCGGGTTCACCCCCGTCAAATGGACGCACGACAACGAGGGCGACACGCGGACGCTTAAGGAGGTGCAGCTTCACGAGGTAAGCTTCGGCGTGTGTTTTCCCGCGTACACGGAGACCACCTCGCAGGCGTACATGAGGGGCCTGGAAAAAAGAAACATCGACATCGAAAAGCTTAACGGCGTTTTGGAGAAAGACGAGCTCCTGGACGCGGACAGGCAGATAATACGGCGTACGGTCGAGGCGCTCAGCGGTCTCATCGGCGACGAAGCAGCCAGGGGGGAGCCGGCGGAAGCCACTCCCGGACAAGCGGGCACTTCGGAAACCGGCGACTCCGAGGCGCTCCGGCTGCAGATAGAGGCGGAGCTTGCCGCCTAAAAACCACTAATCAGATAAGGAGCGAAAACATGGAAAACGAACTTTTGGCAGTCAACATAGAGCTGCGAAGCCTTGGCGACAAGGTAGGGGACGGATCGATCAAGGCCGACGAGGCAAAGGCCAAGCTGGACGAGCTCAGGGCCCAAAAAAGGGAGATCGAGCAGCGCATGGCGCAGGCCGCCGCCCCGATCGAAAAGTCGGGCAGGAGCGCATCCGTCGAGGAGGTAAGATCGGCCATGGTCGAAAAGCGGGCCATCACCCTTAACGGCACCGGCGCGATCAGCCAGATCGCCCAGCTGGCGAAGGAGCTTGCCAGGAAGAAGCGGATTCTGGATATGGTGCGGTATTTCTACGGCCAAAACGCCTCCACGAACATACCCGTGCTGAGCCCCTCCCTGGCCGTTCCGGGAGCCTACGCCGAGGGCGCGACGAACATACTTCCCGACGACCAGGCGAGGATAAGCGCGAAAACCATAACGCCGCACGCCTTCGTGTCCATACTGCCCGTGAGCGCCGAGGCGCTGACCCTGGGCAGCGTAAACCTCGAAAGCGAGCTTCCGGCCATATTCGCGGAGGCGTTCGCGGACGGGTTCGCCCAGCAGGTCGTGCAGGGCGACGGCACCGGGCTTAACTTCAACGGCCTTTTCAACAACATCGCGGCCGACAACAGGATACAGTGCGCCACCGCCGGAACCCCGCGCGTCGCGGACTTCGTGAACCTCGCGCTTACGCTGCGGGACTTCACCGACGACGCGATAATCGTCACCCATCCCACGGTCTACGCCGGAGTGCTCGCGGACTCCACCGCCGGGGTCGCCGAGCTGTACAAGGAGGAGCTTATCCGCAACAAGACCATAGAGGGCGTGAGCGTGCTTCTTACCGGCTACGCGCCGAGCAGCATCGCCGCAGGCGCGACCGTCGCGGTTGCGGGCAGGATGCGCGACTACGGTTTCGGACTTGCCAGCGAAATCAGCATCAAGCCCATCAACCGCGTCGGCGACACCAACACGTATTTCCAGGCGACGGTTTTCGGCAACGGCACTAAAATCGTCGACAAAAACTTCTACGGGCTTGCGGCCAGGTAACGGGGGGCAAACGAATGGCGAATTCCAGCGAAAACCAAAACAGCGGCGCCGCCTCCGGGACGGAAGCGGAAGGGAAACCGGAAAAAACCGTAAGGGTCAGGTTCAAAAACGCCTACATGGGCACGCTCGGCAACTACCGCGCGGGGCGCGTCTACGATCTGCCCGTCAAGGTCCACGCGGTCCTGAAGGCGGACTGCGAAGAGGTAAGAAAATGATTGTTTCCGTGGCCGATTTGCAGAAATTCACGCGGGTCATCGAAGACGACGACAGGCAGAAGCTCTACGTGGACTCGGCCACGGAAATAGTCGAAAACTACCTCGGCTACGGCCTTGCCCTCGCGAAATACTCCTCCGTCCTGGACGGAAACGGAACGCGCGAAATACGGCTCAGGGCAAGGCCGATAAGGACGGTCCTGCGGGTCGCCATCGACGGCGCGGCGGCAACGCCCGGCGGCTTCGAGACAAGCGGCGAATTCCTGGTCCGCAAAAACGGCGTTTTCCCGGCGGGAAGCGGCAACGTGCACGCGGTATACTGGGCCGGGTTTTCGCCCCCGGGGGGCGTTGATCTTGGCGGCGGCATCCTGGACGGCGGCAACGCCGGAACGGAAGCCTTTGCCGTCGATCTGGACGGGGGCGGGGCCGCCTTCTCTGAAAGCGCCGAGGCGCTGCCCGAAACGATCAAGGGGACGATCCTGCGCATCGCCGCCCTGCTGCAGACGGAATCGGACGGAAACATAGGCGTTACAGGAAAGTCGTTCGCGGACAGCGGAAGCAGGACGTTCATAAACTTCACCGACTTCAACAAGTTTCTGGCTCCGATAAGCCGGTGGAAGCTCATAAGGATTTGACATGGTAAGCGCGGCGTTGGACTCGGAAAAGTTTGAAAACAAGCTCGCGATATTCTCGGCGGGGCTGGGGAATTTTTACAACGGGCTACTGCAAGACGTGGGCGACAGGATGGCGGACGAGGCAAGGGCGCGGGCCCCGTTCGGGAACAGAAGCGGCAGGCTTGCAGGGGCGATAAACTTCAAGATAGCCAAAAACAAGGGAGCACTTACCACAAGGGAATCGTTTAACGAGTCCAACGTCTTTTATGCGTGGGCAAGGGAACGGGGAGCCTACATCAAGCCCAAAAACAGGCCGTTTATAACATTCAGGATAAACGGGGAATGGAAAAGGATTTCCAAGACCGGCGGCAAAACCGGCAAGACCGGAGTCAGAACCCCAAGGCAGCCTTTTGCCCTGCCCATATGGCGGGACTATTGGAGCGGCAAGAACGCAAAAGGCTACAAGGAGCTGGCCGAGGCCCTGCAAAGAAAAATGGCGGAGGAGCTGGGATAACATGCGCATGGGCTTCAAGGAACAGGTAGGCGCGGTCAGGGAGTTCGTCGAAAAAAACTACCCGGGGTATCTGGACGGGTTCGGCATCGGGGAGCCGTTCGTCACCACGGAGTTCATCGACTTCGACCGCTTCAAAAACGACTTCGTGCTGTTCATGGAGCTCGACGGCATAAGCTTTGGCCCCAGCCCCTATGCGGACGACTGCGGCGGCATACAGCGGATGCTTCTGGACGTTTTTCTCGTCTTCAGAAACGACACCGTGGCAAACCTGGACGCTAAGCTCATGGACGCATCTACCGCGATGTACGAACTGCTCAGGAACGAAAAGCTCCACAGGGAGAAGCTGGACGTTGCGGACAACCTTACCGTGCGGACGCTGGACTTCTTCAAACACGTCGAGGGAAACAGGAATCTTGTTGCGTCCAGGTTTTCCCTGGAGCTCGAGATGGCGTACTGAAAATCACTAATATAGTGCTTTAAGTTAACTTACTTTAACATCGAAGTAGCCATAAATAGCATCCTTGACTGACCGAAATTTCTTTATGCTGCCGCGAAGAAATCTTTTCATATTTGCCCAGGACTTTTCTATGGAA